CTATGCTATTTTATCAAAGACATTCACCGCAGTGTGCTGCATATCCGGTATAAGATGGCTGTATGTATTGAGCGTGGTTTGTATGCTTGCATGTCCCAAGCGCTCTTGAACCACCTTCGGATGAACATTGTGCGAAAGCAGCACGGTTGCATGAGTATGCCTAAGTTCGTGAAAAGTCCTCCGGGGCACCTTTGCCATTTCACAGACATCTGTAAAAGCACTTGATATGTTCCACGGTACAAAAAATGTGTCATTATTCGGAAATAGGAAAACCGATTCTGACCTATTTGAAAGATTCCACAAGAAATTCATTAGAATCTTATCGCAGGCGATCCTGCGCCGGCTCGATTTCGATTTTGGCTCTTTCAAAATAACCTTTGCATTTTTAGTTAAGGACTGCGTTTTTTGTACCTTAATAAAACCGCCGTTAAAATCAATATCCTTTTTTCTCAATGCATAAATCTCACCTTTTCGCATCCCTGTTCGATATGCGATAAATTCCCCAGCATAAAGCCAAGGAAGACACTTCACTTTAAGAATTTTCTCCATCTCTGTCTCTGAAAATGGATTTATTTCTTGTTTTTCCGTTTTTGGAATGACAATTTTATAGCACGGATTTGCCCCTTTTGGAAGAATCTCATAATCCACAGCATAGTTAAATGTCATATTGATAAGTTTAAAATAATTTGTAATTGTATCAGTTTTGCAACCTTTAGAGTACAAAAACTTCACATAATCTTGTATATCGTTTTTATCTATCTCATAAATGGACTTTCCATGAAAATACTCATTAATGAAGCGCAGATTTTTGCTGTATGAGTATGCGGTGGATTCTGCTATTTCTAACTCATGCAGACTAAACCACTTCATAGAGACATCGTAAAAAGTTTTCATTCAGACACTCCTTTCACCGGGAGAAAACCGCTCCCGGTCGGTCGGCGTATTTAGAACTTTTCTACACTTGTCACTTTTAAACAAAAATCTTCTTCTGGATCTTCGGGTCCATTGTCCATCGTAATTTCAAAAGATACTATAACTTCGCACATTCCCGTTTCTACTCCGGTATAAACAACTTTTTTATCTGCTTTCACATCGTTCGTTACTCCATCATCCAAAACGGAATAAAATCCGTTTTCAGTCATGGTGTTATCTAATTCTACAAAACTCATTTCCTTGTTTAATAATTCTTCGATCTTTCTCATTTTACTTACCTCTTTTACTTTCCGGGCAAGTATGCTATATTGTACTTGCCCTGTGTGGGTGGCGGTTCCTTCTTACTTTAGTCGGTTGTGGGAGCCGCCTCTTTGTTTGCTTATCTTCCTTACACTTATATAGTACATTATTATGTACTTAAATTCAATAGTAATAGTACACAAAAATATACTTTATTTATTGTGAATAGTACACAATAGTGTACATTCCATTGACGATTGATGCTATATAGTATATAATAGTGTACAAAGGGGTGATGCAATGACAGAGCGTAAAAAACAATATTCCGGCTCTATCTCTTATAGAAATCTGTTTTCTGTAATGGATGAAAAGGGAATTAGAAAAACGAATTTAAGAAATGAATATAACATATCTCCTACTATAATAAGGAGATTGAACAATGATGAAACCGTGTCCATTGACACAATTATGTACCTCTGTGAAATACTCTCCTGCCAGCCAGGGGATATTGTAGAATATATACCCGCAAAAAAATAAGCCCTGGATCGCTCCGAGGCTTTTCTTCTGCTTATTATACATCATTTCAGAGCACAAAAAAGACCGGGATTTCTCCCGGCCCTGAAATTACCACTAAGCTGCAATCTTTGCACTATTATTCTGTTGTATGAACTCTTTGATCTGGTCATATCCCCAGCCGCAGTCAACCAATCCGCTCACTAAACACTCCATAGACTGCACAGCTCTCAAGTCCTCCTCTAATAAGTAATCCCTAAGATTCTCCTTTTTATCTATTCCATACTTTTCACGGAGTTGTCTTGCGTTCATCCCGAATAGTACTTTGTAAATACAATTCGTATATGTGGAATAGGCATGACCATGCATCCTCTCATTTTCTGTAGACTGCTGTAATGCCTTTGTGAGAGATTGCCGAACCGCAATACCTTTTTCCCTTTCGATTAGTTTCCCTTGTAAAGTACGTTCCATTGCATTGAACTGTTTTATGTACGCTTCTTTGAATTTCATTGCTTTCTCGCCTGTATATCCCATGGCAAGCATTGTAAAGCCATCACGTGTTACATAATACATTGGATAACTTCTCTTGTTGTTTTCGGACGAATATTTAGAGAGCGCAAAATTGCGTTCTCTAAATTCCTGACTGCAACCAAGCGCATCTATATCTCTTAATACATCAGCATGACGCTTATTAAATGTTTCCGCTACATCGAGGCTGCTTACAACCGTTATTTCTGATTTATTAATTCTTTTCACTTCAACTAACATGCGACCAATCCTTTCTGTTGATTTTTTATATCATGTACTTGTTATAACTAATGTAACATGTCCTGACGGGCATTGTGGGCTAGTCTAAAGAGTAATAAAACAGCCGGAGAATGATCTCCAACCCATTTTACTTCTTTCTGTTTTTAAACAATGCCGTGCAAGTCTTCTTACCTGCGTAGCTGCCTTTCTTCCATCCAAGCTGTTTCCAGTACCGTTCTAATTTCTTCTGTGTTGCAGGTCCCCAGATGCCGTCTGTCGCAATATCTGCACCCGGCGACAGGCTGTTTAATTTATCTTGCATCCAGCGGATCGCATTTTTAGATGATGTCTTTTTTACGGTTGTGTATTTTACAGCCTGACCACCGATAGCCTTTTTAAAAGCTTTCCACTCTGCGTTGTCTGCTCCGATCCAAGGCGCAGGGCACTCTTTCCCGTTTACGTCCCAGTGCCGAATAACACGGGATGCCGGAACACCGTACTTCTTCATGAGAAATTTTACGAGTTCGATTGTCTGTTCCCGAACATTCGCCGGAACTTTCCCAACGCTGTTGCACATTTCTACAGACAAGCTGTTTGCATTTGTACATTTTTTGTAATAGTTCCCCGCAGCTCCGGCAGTAGAATAACAACCACCTACCGCCCATGCCACCCGATTAACTGCTACAGACTTATAGACGTACTTTCCTCCGTCTACAAAATAGTGTGCAGAGGCATGCCGGTTCGCCCCCTGAAAGTATTTGCAGTTGTTCAGAGCGGTATCTTTCGTGTTCCCGGTGTAGTGCACTACAATATAATCAATATACTTTGTGCTTCTTTTACCGCCGTAATTACTCTTATGTGCAAATTTCTTTTTGAATTTTAATGCCATGTGCTGCTCCCTTCTAAAAAAAAGAGGACGATTATTCGCCCTCTGTCTCCGGTAATCCTTTTAATGATGTTAATATAGATGCAACGCCCGCCAATGCTGCTGTTCCCGCTACTGCTTTCCAATCCACTGCTGTGATCGTTGCCGCCGCTGGTAGCATTGCTGCCGCCGTCTGTGCCATCGTTTTTACGGCCCTGATTCCTGCGGCCCTGCCCCATTTTTTCCAATCTCTCATATTCTTTTCTCCTTATTTTAAATATTGTGCTATTAACAAAAGAAGCCCTGTAGCCAACGCCCCCGCTATTGTTCCAATGATTGTGTTAAAAGCGGTACGTGTTGCGTTATTCCACTTTTGTGCCGGCTCCTGCTCAAGTATGTCTACCTTGTCTTTTAGCGTGTTTACGCTCTCGCTCGTTGATTTCATCTGTTCGCATAATACAACCATACTTTTCGACATTGTGTGAATCTCAACAGCAATTTGCTCGAGATCATTTATCCTATGTTGATTGCTTTTGCTCCGCTCTTCTACCTTAGTAAGCCTTTGCTCATGTTCTAAATCCATGTGTTCTCCTAATTTAAAAAAGAGCCAAAGGCTCTGTTAATAAGTTGCAAAATAAAAAGGCCCTGCGGCCTTACTTCTGTTCTGGTGTCTCTGCCGTCTCTGTTGCTCTTGCATCCTGAGCAGCATAAAACTGCTCCGTGAACTCTGCAATCTCCTGCCGCACGCTGCCTTTGTTTGCCTCGTATAACTTGCTATCCTGGATATTCTGTGTAATGTTATCCCCGTCTCCGTCTTCTGCTACCGTGGCATTTAGATAAACCACGGTGCGGTCAGAGTCCTTGACCTTAATTTCCCCAGTGAGGGTGATTGATCTTTTAATTTCTAACATCTTATCTCCTTTCTTATTTTGCTATATACATAATGTTGATTGGTAACCATACATTTTCTGGGAGGGTCGAAGGATATGTGTTTCCTTCTCTATATCTACCGATTTTAATTGTTCCATCTGGGCTAACTTGGGTCATAAAAATTGCTTTCCCGCTGCCTTGGTGAATAGTAACAACTCCGTTTTTAGGTCTATAATTTTCTGGAAGTGTCATGCCCTGAAGTAGAAGCGATGCTTCTTCTCCATTATCTATCACGGTTTTATTTCCCACCAAACTTTTTGTCGTAAGAGTTCCCACAATATTTACAATTTTCCCAACATTACGAATTACAAGCCCTGAACCACTGCTATATTCTGCGAAAGCCAGCATATTTACACCTAAACCTTTCCATCCAGTATCAGTTTCTAAGTTCGCAATCCTGTTATCGGTTGTAGTTTTATAGCTATTTACCTCGTTTTTAAAAGTTGTTAGCTGTACATTCGTATTGGAGATATTTTCTCGGTTGCTCAATATAGCAGATTGATTTGCAGTTACACTATCATCAAGCCCTGAAATTCTTACTAATAATTCTTCATTATCTTGATACTGCTCCTGATCTGCAGTATCAAGACGTTCTTTCAGATTTGTATAGACGGTACCACTTTCGTTTTGCCTCGCATCAACAACCTCCGCAAGCGAAGGATTTGCTTGTGACATTTCGTCTAATAGTCGATCATATTTTTCGTCAAGTGCATCCTGTTTTGCTGTATAGGTGTCTATGACTGCTTGCTTCGCCTCCATATCAGCCTTGCTTTCGTCATTAATGCCTTTGATCCCGTCATGGATGCTCTGCCGGACATCCCGGCCAATCACGGCATTTTTGATATTATTTAATGCTTCTTGTATTGTCATATCTGCTCCTTTCTAACCTATCCTTTTCCACATATATACCGTTATATATGGCTGTAAATTCCCGGCATTTCCGCCTCCTGTAGATGTTGTGTTTCCGCTGTTGCCGCCTGTACTTCCGGATACATAATGTGAATGGTCACTCGACTGGTTACCTGTATTTGTAATCTTTCCCCATGTTGCGCCGCTTGGAATGCGAGGATATTTATATGTATTTCCTCCAACATCTCCGCTGTCTGCCTCCGGTATTCCCGTTGCTACTGGCCAGTATTTATAACTGCTGTTTCCGGTTGTATGATTGTGAGAAGCGCTTTGACCTCCAGACGTAATATTTACACTGTGATTGTGACCGTTAAGTCCGTGTGCATGTGATTGTAATTCCTTATGCCCTCCGGATTTCTCCGGAGTATTAAACTCTGTCTGTCCGGTATCCACGCCGACGATGGTTTTCCCGGTTGCAAACGGCACCCATACCCCTCCAAGAAAAGTGCTTGGATTTACGTTTACCGTGTTAATGTAAATGCTATTTACGGGCCAGATCTTGTTTGTAATTGCATCCATTTCCACCTTCACTTGCTCCGCGGTATTTGCGGCGTTGTTTGCTGTATTTACTGCACTATTTACAGCCGGAATAACATTCTGTATGCCGGAATTATAAACGTTTTGGTTTTCCACAAGGGTTTTAATCGTAGATCCAAGGACAATGCTTGAATCTTCTGGCTTTTTTAGATTCTGACTTTTCTTACTTACCTGCATATATGAATTGATTCCGTGGGGGCGTGATACTACCGGGATAAAGTCACCCACAGCAATTTCTTTCACATCATATCCAAGGTCTTTTAAATCAACAGCAGTCAATTCAATCGAAACAACAAGATTCTTTTGAGCTTCAACTTGCTCCTGGCCTTTCTGTTTTAGTATATTTGGGCTTTCAACATCTGAAAATGAAGCCGTTCCATATATTTTCCCAAAAGCATCCACAGCTGCTTGGTCATAGAGATAATCTACTCCATTATTTACGCTTTCTATTGTGATTGCCTTTCCAGTAGCGCTGTTTGTTGCCCCGATAGGAATGATACAGGTTTTAATATCTTCGGCCTTTATATATTTTGTTATATCAAGAATATTTTCACCGTATCGGACCGCCTGCCCTTCTTTATTTTCATATTCTTTTAGATAGTCAATATAATATTTCCCATCCTGTTCTCTTGTCCTGATATATCCACCATAGACATTCAGTAGTTTATTTTCAATCTCAGTTCGGGTATCTGGATACCCGTTTTCTGTAATCTTTGCAGGGTCACCGGGCACTGTGATATTCCCGATCTGAAACTGTTTGTCTGTCTCTACCTGTGAATTGTGAGAATTAATCAGCTGACGAAACCGGTCCACCGGTGAAACCGTCGAAGAGTAAGGCCGCTGGATCGTATCTAACAAAAAAGCGAGGTCCCCCTCGCATGTGACTGTTTTTTTTCCGTCAAAGTCCGTTTCTTCACTTAGGACACGGCATCTAAAAATCTCTTTTTCGTTTCCATTTTGATCAAACCACATGATGTGCAGTTTAGATTTTAGCTTTTCTAAACTGTTATACATCGGGTTGTCTGGATAAATCGAAAAAGAAAAAGAGCCGTTTTTATTCAGCTCTGTATCTAACTTTGGATCACTGATCTGCAAATCCTTATCCCATGGGTGATAGATATATTTGTCATCTAATTTTACCTTATACACTACAAACTCCCTCCTCTATACTCCACACTTACGGTCCCGTTTCCGGAGAAAGTAAGCACATTATCCCCTTCCATCAGAAGCAGGTCTGGTGCCTTGCTCCTTCCGACCGGCAGACTAAACGTCTTTTCATTATGTGTCACGCTCATCGAAGCGCTGCACTCAAATTCAGGAATCACCGGCATAGAACGGCCTGGTATATGAAGCTCCAATGAGCCTGAAACAGCCAGGTCCTTATATTCTCTTATAATTCCGTCCTCAAAAGAAAAATCATCCCACGGCCAATCTTCTGTGGAAGAATACTTTTCGTATTTATATGGATCTCTGTTTACTTCAATTTCAATTTTACTGAACTGCTTATTTATTTTATTAGTGTTAACACTAATTCTGCCTTCGTAATAGAATGTTTTTTCATTTCCTAAAATTACTTTTTCTCGTTTTCCATGCAAAGCATTAAAAATTTCACTTCCCTTACGCAGCCATGTTCCATAATCTCCGTCCACAAAATCGAAAGTAAGTTTCATGCTTGTATTTTTATATGTTGTGTATCCAGTTTGTGCTTCTGTTATGTCAAGGTCCCCGTTTCTTCCAGGGATCTCTTTAAGTTTTATATCTGCTTCTGGCGATCCAGGTTCCAGATCAAGTAGTCTTAGTCCCCATTTGGAACTAAGGCTGTATTCCCCTATCTGAATATCAAACATTAATTTCTCCTTTCAACCTTTCCTTGTTCTTTTCCAAGTTCTTTGCTCATGTGCGGAGCCAAAAGTCTTCCCGTCGTTTTTCCATCAAGTTCGACTTTCCCCGTTATTTCAATGTTTGCTTCAATCGGTCTGTTATCCTCAAGAACAACCGTCGGTGCGACAACAGAAGGACCGTTGTATGATGGAACATCTAGTGTGGGATATTCTACACTTTCCACTTTTGCACGCATAGCAGCAAGGGATACGTCAATATCTCTTTCCATCTGCGCCGTAGCCAGCGGCATATATTTAGAAAAGGCAGAGCCAAGCGCAAGCGGAATATACTTTCCGACCTTGTCTCTTACCACACGAGAAGGAGACTTTATTTTTAGCTGATTTTTCATGTCTTTGATTATTTGATTACACATCTGCTTCACGGCTTTGGACATGTTTTTTGTCTGTGATTTCATACCGGACGTAAATCCGGCCATGGTATCTTTGCCTATCTGGTTCACCTTTTTCTTTAGTGCATTCAGATTATCATTTAATTCTTTCTGGTAGTCCTCTTGAAGTTTATCTAGGTCACTCTTGAAGAAGCTCTCTCCAAAAGATTCAGAGCCATTATAAATTTTATTCCATTTACTTATATAATCTTGGAATTGTTTTGGATCAAGAGATTGCAGGTATTCCATATAATCATTTGCGTCAGCAACACCCATTCCCAGAATTTCATCCATCAATGATTCTGGAATTTTTCCTTTTAGGGCTTTGATCCGGTTCTGGTAATTCTCAATAGCTTCGATGTTACCATCCAGATCATACAGACTGCCCGCATCACGCATTTTTGACACCATGTCGCTCTGTTTTTGCATGATGTCGTTGTATTTTTCTTGGAACTTTTCTGAAAGCTCCTCGATCGTTTTTTCAGCTTCGCTTACAACTGCCGCAGCCTGTTTCTTGACCGCATTTGTATAAGCAGTGATCATAGCTTTGCCAAGGTTTGAGTAAGAGCTTGTCATTGCTTTCTTTTTCGATTTGACATTTTTCAGCTCTTTTTCAAGGGCCTTTGTGCTTTTCTTATCCTTCTTAGCCTTTTTAATCTGCTTATTCAGACTTGAAATTTTTTTGTCGTATTTCTTACTTTCTTTATCGCTACCCTTTTTAATTTGAGTATTGATCAGGTTTTTTCCGGCTGTTGTAGTCTTCTCTACCTGAGAGTCCATGGAATTTGACAGATTTTCAGCAAAGGTTTTCCCTATCTCCGAGAAGTTCCCTTTTTTGCTTGCTGACTTCGCCGATTTAATCGCAGCATTGCAAAGGCTTTCCATCGTCTTTTTAAGGTTTTTCTGCTCTGCATTTATACCGGAAATGATACCGGTCACAATGTGCTTTCCAACTTCTTTCTTGAACACCCGAGATGGGGACTTTATTCCCAGCTTTTTCTTTATTGCATTTAAAGCCCCAGATGCCACTTCCTTCGCTTTATTAAACAAGGCCCCTGCGGCAGATCCAATACCACCTATAATCCCCTTTATGATGTTTTTACCAACGGCCGCCCACTTGATATTTTTAAACGCTGTTACGGCTTTCTGGGCCAGGCTTTTTGCGGTGCTGCCCATCTTCCCTGCAAGGCTGATGAGACCAGAGACAAGCTTACTTATGATTGTCTTTCCAAGAGCCAGCCAATTTGTATTCCGGATTGTACTAAGTATTTTGGTTGCTATACTTTTTGCCGCACTTCCGGCATTTCCAATCAAAGACCGGATACCCGAAATCAGTTTTGTTAAAATACTTTTTCCAAGTGCCAGCCAGTTTGTTGTTGTGACCTTAGTCCATAGGCTTTTCACCAAGCTATTAAACGCAGATACCACACCGCCCTTTGCGGAAACAATTCCATTTTTCAGGCTTGTGATCAGTGCCTTTCCAGCGCTCAGAAGATTTATATGAGTAAAGACGTTTATTATCGCCAGTACAATCTGCGGAAGGGCTGCTATTAACTGAGGAATCGACTGGATGATCCCCTGAATTAAATTCAGAATTATCTTTGCTCCGGCTGCAAGCAACTGCATTAATCCAGTGTCCAGAGCGGCACATAGACCGTTTATAATTTGCGGGACATATGTGATCAGTACAGGAATAGAGTTAATAATCCCCTGCGCAATCGCTGTGATGATCTGTATTCCTGTACTGATCAGCTGTGGCAGATTTTGAATAAGGCCCATCGCCAGCTGTCCGATCATTTCCAGTGCCTTTGGTATCAAATTTGGAGCATATTGCGAAATAGAATCTCCCACCTGCTGTATGATCTGCATTCCTGCACTCATAAGCGCTGGCGCAGCCTGCATAATTCCTTGTCCAATTGACGCAGCTATTGGCGCAATTGATTCCAAGATCTTTGGTATGCTTTGAGTTATTCCATTAGCAATGCTCGTAATGATAGAAACTGCAGATTGTGCAATCTCCGGCGCGCGTGAACTGATCGTGCTCGCAATCATTGGAATGAAAGAAGTTACGGTTGTAATAAGGGATGGTAATTTAGAAAGCACGCCAGTCGCAAGATTGGTTACAATATTTGCTCCAGCTTTAAGGAAACGGTCTCCACCACTTTGAAATTCCTGCCATAACGTGTTTAATACTTCTGGTATTGTCTCGGCAAGCCTGGGAATAATCTCCCCTAGATTTTTCCCGACATTAACGGCAGCTGTTACAAGTGCGTCTGCGAAATCCTTAGCAGATCCTGAACCATTTAAAAAGTTATCATATGCTGCCTTAGCGGCATTCATAGACCCCTCGATCGTTGTCGATGCCTCTTTTGCTGTCGTTCCTGTAATACCAAGATTATCTTGAATGACGTGGATCGCCTCATAAACGTCTTTTAGGTTATTTATGTCATATTTAACACCGGATATCTTGGTTGCATCTGCTAACAGACGTTCCATCTCTGTCTTTGTGCCGCCATACCCGAGCTTTAAGTTATCAAGCATGGTATAATTCTGCTTGGCAAAACCTTGGTATGCATTTTGGATATCCACCATTGCGGTACCCATTTTGTTTGCATTATCAGACATGTCAATCATAGCCATATCTGCTACCTTTGCGGCTTTCTGAGTATTTCCAGATGTGCTTTGCAATAATGACGCTGAAAAACTTGTTACGTTTTTCATGTACTCATTTGCGCTCATTCCAGCTGTCTTAAATGCATTATTTGCATTCTTGATAACTGTTTTTGCACTGTCTTTAAAAAGAGTTTCCACCCCACCGATGTTTTGCTCAAGGCTGGAAACAGAATCCAGAGATTGTTTTGTCATAACACCGAAGGCAGCGGTTACACCCGCAATCGCTCCAGCCGTTACGGCAAGGCCCTTTTTTGCGATTCCGCCCAGCTTGCTTATACCGGCATTAAAACCCGCCTCGTCTATCTTTGTATTAAATTTTAAATCGCCATCGTACCCCATACGTTATCTCCTTTCGGACAACTGCACGGCTCATGGCTCTCTAATGCATCACCTGTCTTCCTTCATTAATCTTTATTTCTACTTCTTTCCCGCATTTTTTACACTTCAAAAAGACACCGCTGCTTTCTGCGGTGTTGTCATAAATCATTAGGTGCGCGTGGCAATGCGGGCATATGTACCACTTTCTTACAAATGGTATTTTCTCCCTTATTCTCATGTCACCATCACCACATCATGTTTCCAAAGGCATCCCCAATATCTTCATCTGTAGCGATGTTTTCTGTTATTGCGATCTGCCTCTGAATTTTTCTGATCCTTTCTCTTTCTGCTTTATCCTTAATCTTTCCGGCATCAATACTGCGGTAACTCATTCTTTTTTTTAGCTCGCATTCTTCATTCATTCCGTCAATTAGCATGCGAAACTTCCACCAGTGCATATATTCTACCGTTGTGAGGTCAATTCCATAACATTCAATAAACCCGGACAATATAAAAGGTGCGTCCTGCGTATAGGATAGCACCTGCTTTTCTTTTCCTCTGGTTTCTTTTGTATCATTCTCAGAATCATGCTCTTCTTTCCCTCTATAATCTGTCATAAAGGTTGAAAGAGCTTTTAAGCAGTCATGGAAATCGGCCTGCGGGGGATCTATAAACCACATTAGGATCAATTCCGCCTTTTCCATTGTATCTACCTCATTATCCCGAAGCAAATCCAACAACTTAATGTACTCCCGGAAGTCTGTAACAATTCTATACTTTTCCCCGGAAATCAGGACATGCTCTGGCAACTTCTCGTATAGAGGATTCATCTCCGATTACCATAATATTTACTTTTGTTTTTCTGATTCTTTCCCGGATAATATTTCTGATTCTTGGCGTTCCGTCTTTGGTTCACCTTTTCTACCTGCCTATTGGCAAAGGCAATAAAGTCATCCGCAGTCTCTTCGCACACTCTTATATTGTGTTTCCCGCCAAATATCTTGTCCCCGGTCCCTGGCCCGAACAGGTTATCAAACATACGATAATAAGTATTGCAATAGTCCCTTACAAACGCCACTGTTGCCCCGGCTTTCTGTAATTTCTTCTGTTCTTCATCCATTATTTCAAATGTCTTTAGCATGCTCTCTAATACATCGGCATCCGCTAAATCAAACTCAAACTCCTGTCCGTTAATCTTCCAAATACGAATATTATCTCTCTGGCTCATTGGCTCAATCTCCTTATTTTATATTTCTTCATTGACTATTTCAGCCAGCCCCTCTGGTTCCGGGGCTGGCTCAGAGTGTAGACGTAGGTGCGTCTAAAAATGTGCAGCTCTTATTATCTTCTGCCACTTTTGCATATCCCTTTACGATGTCTGTTTTTACAGCGAAACTTCCGGAATACTGCAAAGCGTCCGTCCCGTCACCTGAGCTGTCCGGCAGAATAGAATAAGTCCTTTTTCTTGCAACATACTCATCTTCTGCTTTTGCTTCTCCTTTGTCAAAGAAGTCAACCACAACAATGTCTCTGACCTCTCCTTTCTGTTCATCGTCCTGCACAGTTGCAAGATCCCTTAATACCGGATCGCCCTGGTGATGGTCAAATCCATACTCAAGGGCTGTTCCATACCCGGTTACATCGCTGTCCTGGCTGTCCTTGTCGACATACTGTCTTTCATATGTAACTGGGTTTTTGCTTTCTGTTAAGGATGTAAAGTGTTGCATCCGGTCAAACTTCGTTACCTCTCCATCTTCGGCGGGAACGCCATAAAAAGCTACCCGCTGGCTTCTTCTTACTAATTTTGCTTTCTCCATTCTTATACCTCCTGGGTGTAAAGAAAGCGACATTGAATCTGGTAGCTGGCATAATCCGGCTCCATTCCGAATAGAAACCCACTGTTCGTGACTTCAATGTCGCTTATATTTTTTTTGTTATCATTTAGATTAGGGAAATTCCCAGCTACATTTTGTTCCTCAAGCCATTCTGAAAAATCAGAAAGAAAACCACTGTTTTCGATCGACTCCATTTCATCTCCGCTAAACCGTTCCTTTGTATTGAACGCAAAGGCATACTGTCGCTTGGAACCTCCATCCACGTATGTTTTTAATACCGGATTAACCGGCAGCGGATCAATAGAATATCCAATCTCTGCCCCGGTGTAATCCACCCTTACATGACCATCCTTCAGTAGCGGGCATGTAAGTATAAAATCCCGGACCGCCTCAATCATTTTTTTAGCCTCCCCTGGCAATCTTCTCAGCTCCTTCCATTATCTTGTCTTTATGTGCCGCTTTCATCCGTTCAAACCACTTTGGACCACGCAGGCCTTTTCCGTTATTCTTGTAATACTGTGGACGAGCATGTGGGGCATTATAGGATACCTCTCCGGAACCGATTACCGTACCAAGGATTCCGCTTTTGATTAATGCACCAGTTTGGCGTGGAACGAGAGGATCAGAGTGCCTTAAAACTTCGCTGTCAACAAAACATTGTGCCCTTGATAAGTTTCCCTCAACTCTGGGTGCCATGCCCCCGGCCCATTCAAGCCTTGCCATGACTGTTCCTCCTGATGTCTTCTGCGTGTAGATCTGTCCCCGTGGTGTCCTTACCACAAACTTTTTCTGTTGTGCCATCTACTCGCCCCCAATTCTAAAATGCGGAATTGTTGTATTGGTACGGTTATCTGACCAGCTCGTAATCCGACAGTTTCTGTCAGGCAAATCAGAAGGTTTCACAATGTTAGGACCTTTCCCCTGGATAACATAATCATCTTTCTGTATTGTCCATACGTCAAATACATTATCCGAGGCTTTGTAAATTTCCGCATCTACATAACTCACCCCATACTTTCCGGGTATACGGACCTTAAACATATCCTGATTCCTCAGACCATTGTTATCCTGAACTACCTTGTTGTCTACCTTCCAGTGACATTCAGGGATATATGTTTTGTACCAGATATCCATCCGGCTTTCCGGGTCATATTTTTTATTGTAAATCGTCACATCAGAATTGATAATCATAACATCACCCCCGATACAACAAGCCAGACCGCCACAGATTTTTAACAATGCAACTATAAATTTCCTTATCAAAATCTCTTGCATCGTTGTAAGTAACAGAATCTCCGTCATTTGTTTCAGATTTAATATTTCGATTCATTGAATCGTTTTCATACATAATATCTGCAACTTGGCAAGCCGTGAACTGTATATCTTCTGCATACTCAGGTATTAAAGACTGAATACGGTCTGAGCTTGCTTTTCTGATTTCAATAGATGATTTTAGAGCATATTTTGGAAATTGAGGTTCCGGTATGGTATTTCCAAAATATTTATTTGAATATTCATCAAATGTTATAAATGCCACCATACCGTATTACCTCCTTATTCCCCCTGATCTTCCGCTGGTGTAATTGCTGTCGGAGTATGGACATAGATTCCTGCAAGCTTATTCTTATAAACTTCTGCAATGTTCACATCCCTGTAAACCATGATCCATCCGTCACTATCCTGGTTCTGTTCCGGTGTAAAGATCTTGTTCACATTTCTTTTTCCAAACTGGACTAAAGCGGGTCTATGGATGATCTGAAAATCAATGTCCTGGGCATCGTCAGCCTTTTTATAGCCTCCCTTCTCTTCACCCGTTGTTTTTCCGTTAAGCTGCTTGATCTTTGTCACAAGTCTGCTAGAAGGGATCTTGGTCACAGACGAAAACTCTTCCATAACTTCCTTCGATGCTGTTGTATCCATATCTTTAATCAGCCCAATGATTGTGGGCGTAGCATATAGATGGCGATCTTCATACGGCACTTCATCATTATCCATCTTTTTCAGACCGGCTCTAAGGGCTTCAACCGCCTGTTTCCCGGTCGTGATGGTTCCATTCCCGGTACTGACCCCAGCCGTAGAAGCATAGGTAGATAATCGGAATGCATCCAATTCAGGGACTACCTTTGTACGGATAAACTCGGATGCTAAACGCCCAAACGCAAGCATAGCGCTTTCAATGTTGTCCAGTGCATCAACTGTGAACTTACGTCCACGGTCAAAGTTGCATTTCTTTGTCTGGTTTGTCAATGTTACATTTCCGGATACGTAACCTCCGTTACGCTCATAATCTGCCAATCCATCCATTTCAATCATAGGGATAATCAGCTCGTTTGCATTCGCTCCCTGCTGTACCAGTTCAGGGTTTCCGTCTAATTTCGATGTCAGAGAAGCCATTTTATAGACTTCGTCCAGCATCGGGATATACTGTTTAAATAACTCAATCGCATTTGCCATGTGTCTTTTACCTCACTTTACTTTTCTTCTGGCAATCCCATAGCTGCCCGCATTGCAGAAAGTCCAGAAGTTGAATTTACCTGGTTCTGTGTCGGTCCTACGGGATTAATAATAGGTTCGTTTGTTCCAAATAAATAGGCATCGGATTCCTTTGCAGCTTCTAAAGCCGCTTGAATGTCGGTTGTCCGATCCTTTGACTGTTTTAGGGCCTCGATATCTAGGATTCCTTTGATTGCTTTTGGGTTCCTTCCCCCAGCTTCTCTGATTGCTGTTTCTAAATCATTAGAAAACTTGTATTCTTCCTCCCTCTTCTGATTATTCTTTCGCTCTGTTTCTAAATCAAGATTCAGTTGTGTCAACTCTTTCTGAATTTTATCCACATCTACGCCTTCAAACTTTTTCAGCTTTTCAGATGTAGTATCAAATTGAGTTTTATAATTGTCCCTTGCCTCTATCGCATCATCATATTTTTTCTTTGACACATACTGTCCTGATCCAAGGTCCGCAATCTTCACTTGCTTATCTTTGTTTTCCGGGTTCTCATTGTAGGTTTTGATAAGCGTCTCAAATTCTGAATATCTGTCCCCTAATACATTTTTTAAAAATTCCATGTTTCTTTTTCCTTTCTTTTAATCACGCTGATTTTTAAATGTGGTGCTTTCCACTGTGATGCGCTGTTTAAACCTCTGTTCGCAAGAGGAACATAGTTTAAATGTCATTTCGGACATAAAAATAACACGCCTGAGCGTGTTTCGTGTTAGTACGGCGTAACACTGCCGTTGGGAGATACCGGATCACCTCCTTTCCTTAATCAGAGTTTTTCAGATAGTTCAAAGCCCCTATAAGAGATGTGATCAGGTAATCATTCATCTCTTTTAGTTGCTTGTTTTCATTTTTTAATACATCTATCTTCATCATGTATTTATCATGAGTTTCAGCGATCTTCTGGTTATACCCATCTCTTGACATTAAGATTTCACTGTCCTTTTTGTTAATGAAACTTTTTTTCTACCAATGTGATTCTCCTTTCAAAATGGACATAAAAATACCACCGCCCTTTTCTGACTGGTGGTATTATACTAACTCAATTTTTAAATCCTCACAGATCTGCGATAGTGATTTTCCATCATAGAGCGGATCTTCAATCAGATCCTTTATATTGGTGTATGTTTTTGCGACATCACCAAACCCGACCTGAAATTTGTCCGCCGCCCACGGATTAATGCATGCAGATTTCCCATGGTATTCAAATGTAATGTCCTGAGTTAAAGACATGATCTGCTTTTTTAACTCTGTTTTTTCCATAGATACTTATGCTCCCTTCTCTCCTTTTCTCGTACTTCCCTTGTATACCTCTTTTTAATTCTTCCACCTTCCCACTCATAAATGTGGACATGTTCTCCGTTCTTTCCATAGTTATGAATCTTCGGATTTCCATGGTGTCCAGAATGGATCTGTTTGACCATGTGACCATTTTGGTCATAGATCGTCCGGTTTCTGTACTTCACGCCGGATTTCTCTTCTATGGTTTCTACAACCGCATTTTGTCTATACTTGGCCGGGATCTTTACATGGTCTTTTCTTGACCAGTCATCTGTGGTCTTAATACTTCCATCTTTATTATACCGGATTTTCTGGTACTTCACAACGGAATTTCCGTAAGGGAGCACCCTTCCTTTCCGGTCCATATAGATTCGTTCTCTCTGTTGTTTAAGCCCCATGACATTAGAGAACTTGGTATATTCATATAGCTGATTCTGATACTTGATCTGTTCGTCTATGATTGTATCTGCGGCTGCTTCTCCCTGTTTTAGAAGGTGGATTTTATCCCTCTGTGCTCTCATTGCCGTTTCCATGTGTCGCTGTCTCTGTGTAGCCTGATACGGCGTGTAATCCCTGCCTTTGTAGCTTGTCGTCTGCTCCTCTTTTCGATTTTGCTCCGCCAGCCATTCATCTGTATAATTCCTTTTCGAGATACCAGGGAAAAATGGATAATAGGTATGATAACAGTTCGCCCCACAAAGCCCAGCGACCGTATGCAACCCGCAAATGGAAATGAGCTGCTCATAAGTATATGGTTTCCCCTGCCACTCTCTGTGGCTTGGACGTGCACCTGCATGCCAGTCAACTTCAAACCAGTTCGTCCCAAGGATTTGTGCATTCTGCTCATTTATATTCCCGGTCACCTGACTGATCCCGGTCATGACAGCCCGGCGTGCAGCCACTTCTATTCGGTTACTGTGCCCACTGGCATAATCCACAACCCGGATGCCGCTGGATGTCATCTCTTTTACAACCCTGCGAAGGACCGTATTATAATCAAATCCCCCTGTTGTAATGTCCAGAATGGCATTATCAAGATGCTTTTGATAGTACACAGATAAAGGCTTGAAAACTGTTTTGTTTCCTTCCTTTATGGCAAAACCTAGGGACCTGGTAAAGTTCTTCAACTCCCCTTGCGTTTGTTTCACAAGACTTTCAAAAATCTGTCGGTTCCCTGGGCGTTCGTCCCACGGTACATATTCTTCGTTCATTTGTTCATACAGATCACGGTCCCGTATGTACTGCTTTTCTAATGCTTCGTCATACATCCGCCATATCTCAGGATCTTCTGTGGCAAGCCTCTTCTTGATCTCCTGCTCGATTTTATAGGTGCTGTTGCCAAGCGTCCGATAAACATTTAACTGGTGATCTGCACTGGATGTAATCTTTCCAGCCTTTTTGATCCTGCGGACAACATCCTCCATGATCCTTAGTTCTAACTCTTTGATTCTCCATTCAAATGCGTCTCTTAAATCTGACATTTATCAATCCTGCACACCTCCGTCCTGCTCTGGAAGGTTGTTTAGAGCGTCTTCTATGGTTTCGTTATACCACTTTGCCCTGTATTCCTCTGGCCTCATAATCCCAGCAGCAAGGTCCTGCCGGTCTTGCTGTCTGTCTGTTTCCTCGCTGGTCAAAATGGAATCTTTGAACTCACATTCAAACCCAATGTCTGTTTTTGTAGCTCCATTATAAAAAGCTATCGCATACGCCAAATCTTCCAGACAGTCTTTTAGGTTCTTCTGGATCTCGTTCACTGTATTGTATTTGCGGTACTTGCTGGTCCTGACTTCCTCAGCGGTCTTTTCTACATCCGCAACCTTGGAAAGATCCCCAAATGCCAGGCCAACATTAAACTCAATATCTCGCTTATATTCTTCTAGCCCCCGGATGTATGCTTCATCTCGCATATCCGGTGAAAAGTCGTTGAAAAGGTTTTGAACGTCCAACCCTTTGTATAGTCTCCGGTTTAGTTTTGCTAACCCATTTACTCTTTTATCAGCGTTTTCGATAGCCGTATAGTCTGCCTGTATCGCCCGTTCTCCTGATTCATACTCCCAGTCTATCCGTCCGAACTGAATATCTGCCTTTCGGATGATCCCCTCTGCTGATTCAAACACAGAAACGCCACAGGAAGAATCGTCGATTGTATTGTCTATTGGGTTTCGGTAATACCCAAAATCCACTTTGTCCGTGAGATAAAGAATATTTTCCGGAAGATCTGCCCAATCGTCTAAGCTGGACAGTGGAACTAATGTCCCAATACTGCTTGCATTTGTAGAGTGATACGCTTTGTTTTGTATCCTCAATCCCTCTTTTGTCAGTGCGTGGTATTCAAACCGGAAGTAGAAGTTGTCACGTCCCAGCCTGCGCCGGTCGATAAAGACGACCTTTCTGAGCCGCCCCCTGGAATCAAACTCTACCGGTATAAAGCTGTCCTGGGCAACAAACTGTATACTATCTGGACCAAGTGGCTTTATGATAAAGGCCCCTATTGCAAGACCTCTCTGAAAGTTCTCGTTTAAGTCCTGTATCGCCAACTGGTAAATTTTATTTAGCCTTTGATTCTTTAACTTTGTTTGCATCTCCGATACTGTTACGTTTGCAAACTCTCTTGTGATTCCTTTCTCTAACCGCAGCGAATGAATCGGGTCCACGCACCATGGAGCCTGCCCCTTATACATTACGGTCCATCGCTCGATTGCCTCAAGCATTTCAGGAGAGATCGCTATTTTTTCGCCGATAACGGCCTGTATTGTACTTACTGGAAACATTCTCTGCATTGCTCCTCTCACAAAATTTCTTATCTTATCAAACATCATTCACCTCTATGTTTCCAGACGGAGTTCATAGCATAGCGCACCATGTCAATCGCATGGTTGTTTTTGTCTGGATAGCTTGAAATGTCATTTCCTTCTTTGTCTTTCTCGTATTCGTAATCAAGGAACTCTTCTGCCGTATGAGGACATCGAACGTTGTCAATCACTATTTCCCGTAACGATTGCAACCACTTCATCGAGTAATCTACGCTGCCAGGTCCTTTTTCAGCCCCTCTTGCAAGCAGTCCATACGCCCTGTAATCACCGACCGACTTCTCCTCTGCACTATCGCAGGTAATCAGATCATTTCCTGTGATTCCGCGTTTTTTGAGTTCCTCCGCTGTCTCCTTATTTCCTTTCTTATTACATCGGTATTCCATGAAGATGTACAGCGTCATCCTCGCAGCGTCATAATGCATCCGTCCGAAATGATATGGGTCAGGATACCAGCCCCAGTCAACGCCGTTATAGATGCGGTCAAACTGTGCGATCTCTTCGTCTGTAATCTCCCTGATCGTCACATTGTCAAAGACCTGACCGCCGTTTCCGTTCGCCTCTCCCATGTATTCATTATCGTAGGCAGCAGGATTGACTTCTTTCAGGAACTCTGCTTCATCAAGGAACGGCTTTCCAAGCCACTTTTTCGGAATGTCCATGTAAGTACTGTGTGTAACAAGTCTTGTTTCTTTTGGGATCTTGATATATTTGTTTGCCCAGTTACCTTTGCTCTTTGGCGGATTAAACGATTTAAAGATGTAAGCATATTCACCGCCACGGATCACAGACTGTTCTATCTTTCTGACTGATTCTGGCCCGGTGAACTGGTCAAGCTCTTCCAGCCACAGGATTCCGATATATCCAAATGGAACCTTAATGGACTTTACTTTTCCTGGATCATCTGCACCACGGAAATATATCTTCTGTCCCGTGCTGATCCGTGTGATCTCCATTGGGCTGACAGTCGCATGGAAATCTTCACTTAGGCCCAATGCTTCAATAGCCCATAGCATTTGTTGGTAGACAGATCCTCTCAAGGTATCTGCGACCTGCCGCATGACAACGGCATGCATATCATCATTTTTCATAATCAAGTCAAGAACATTCAGGCTGATGAAAGATGATTTTGTAGATCCACGACCGCCTGGGAAGACATACTCTGTGTGATTTCTTTCTTCAATATCAAAAATGACCGGTGCAAAGACCGGCGCAATCATGCTGGATGGGATTCCTGTATATTTTGTTTCTGCTACTTCTCTCACTGGATCAAGGGCTTTTGCTTCTGCATTCAGCTTTTTAATCTTCGCCTCTTGCTCTCTGAGATCACCGTCTGCCTTTCGCTTCTCACCAAGCGTATCTCGGATAGCGTTGTAGGCTGTAACATCACCATTCATTGCTTTTTGTATCATTGCAAGGTTCACAGCGCTTTCGTAGGTACTGTCTACGCCGTTCGCCTCTAAAAATTCTTTTATGCTCTCTATCTCTACTTGAGAAGTGAGCAAAGCGTTTAGGGTCTTGCGGAAATTTGCTTTTCTGCGCCTGGTTTCACCAGACTTTTTCCCGCCCTTTGACCGCATTTCTCTCTCTTCTTTCTCACTTCGCTGTCCAAAAGGGATTAAGTTTTGTTCATTCGCCACAACACCACCTTCCTATCTATAAACTTCTTCTATCTTCCCATCTGTCTAATCCATGCCTCTACTTCTTCTTCGTTGTAACTTAGCTGTTCCAGCACTGTTACAAGAGGAACTGTCTGGTTCAGAAATATCTGTTCATATGCATACCTCATGCATCTTGCTATTTCCTCATACATCACAGCCCCTGTTGCCCCTCCAAACGCTGGGATCATGGCTGTCTGTACTCCGAGTTTTTTCAGCTCAATAAGGCTGCTTCTCATACAGTTGTAGATAACGGATTTATCTACAACTATTTCTGGTATTCTCATTGTCGGGGAGTATACGAGATACTTACCTCCAACTTTGACTGTTGTTGCACTTCCAGGCGGCAGTTCTCCATACCAATCTTTCTGTATTTTTCTTTGCAAGTCTTCTTGAGCCTTCATTCCAAAATAATTTCTTATTTCTAAATCCAGCCCGCCATCCATAATTCCGAAACTATTTCCAGGCGCTACGATTGCCTCTGGTTTATACTCTTTTATGAAAACTTGAAAATCACTAGTAACAATCTCAACATTTTGGTATTGAAATGTTTTTTTCCATGCTTCTGTCATATGTCTATTCAAATCTAATAAATACAGTTTCATGAACACCCTCTTGGATAATATGTGCGTTCTTCAAGTTGCTTCTTTACATTTTCCATTACAGCTTTAGCAACTTTGCTTGAATCAACTGTGACTTCTTTCGTTACAATATTGCCCTCCGGCAGGTCAATAGCGTCCACATCAATAAATGCCTGCAACATCTTCGGAAACTGCAATGCGATCCAGTCTGTAATCTCCTCTGACTGTCCCCATGCTTTCACATTTCCACTATTGTTCCATAACCCGCTTTCGTACAGAAACGCATGAACAATTTCATGCCGTAATACCTTTTTCCTGTAAGAATCAAGGTCCTTGATACTGTCTCTATCGCTTTCACCAAAGTCTGCAATCCATATTTCTCTAATGCTCTGATCCATACATCCATCTCCACCAAACGGCATTTTTTCTGATGGTACATCGAGCTTAATTGTATATTCTGTTCCTAAAACATTTACTTTCTGCATACTTGCCTCCTTTTCTATAGCGGAGAATGAAGGACTCGAACCTCCGCACCCCGGAGGGTGTACCGGTTAGCAACCGGCTGCATTACCGCTCTGCCAATTCTCCACACGGGCTTAGCCCGTAGCATTGTGTTTATCGTGCTATGCCTGCAGCACTACCGTATTTTCGAATAATTGTTTTTGTATAGGTTAACACGGAAACCCATTACAGTTTACAGTTGCAAAAATGGACACTCAGGGAATCGAACCCCGGACATATCGGTTATGAGCCGACTGCTCTGACCATCTGAGCTAAGCGTCCTAAATCTTTGCATGAAAAAAGCACCCATTTTGTAGGTGCTTCGTAAATTATGTATGTCTTTTTGTTGATTTATATATTTCATGATCTTCATCATACCATATTACACGAAATGTTCCATCCTCCAATATCCCATACAACCTATGCGTTCCTGTCAATCGAAGCGAAAACGCCTCCGAATACTCCTCAAGTTTTAGCTCTATCCATCTTTCCTGAGCTTCCTTGATAAATTCGTCGACGTTTTCAAAGTGATTATTATTCCCTGTTCTTCTTCCTCCGGTTGCCTTCATGATTTCTCCCCAGGTCATTCCTTCGTAATCTTTCATCTTTTCGATAATATAGGGATAAATGTTGTTGCATTTCTGCAGACTCCATTTTTCGTGATCTACATCCATATCCTTGAAGACCCATTTAGGTGTTTTATCATAATAACTTTCAGGATTCTCAGTATTTCTTGCTTCTTTAATCCCTTTCGGTTTTTCAGAAACTTTTACCTTCTTCTTTTTGCTCTTTGACACTTATTGAAGACCTCCATAGTAACTTTGCATGCTCTCCTTTGTAATTACTTCATTACAATATGCTCCTGGCGCACATCCTGCTCTTGCTATCTTCCAAGGAGCCTCTTTATGAGTAAGCTCGCTAAGCCACTGCGGTTCTTTATCTCCATAATATTCTAACACGTTATCCATAGTTTCCAGTTCATCTTCTGAAAATACATTTTGTATAGATCCACTATCCGTAAATATGTCTTCATCTACCACGAACAGTCCTCTGTGTTTTTCAAATAATTGAGGACAAACTGGACCATTTGCCCATGCTTCAAACTCTTCGTCAAATAACGGGACATCATCCCAAGCTAATGACCATGCCTGGCAATAATATGTGAGCTTTTCTAGTTTCATCGTTGTCATAGGCCCTTTTTTGTGCAAAATATACTTTGCTACATCAAATACCCTTGCCATATCTTCCATCCTCCTTTATAAACTGCTATCACAATATGTTGTGCAACAGTTCATACTTTTATTATACTAGATTATCTTTAAATCTCAATAAGTTTCTACATGATTTTAAGTATTTTTAAATGTTTACAGGTATTTTAAAGTTTTTCTATCCTTTTATTGTTACACCTTTTTTCTTTATTATACAAACATTTGCACTGGCATTGTGGGCAATTTTAGCACCTAAAAACCCCGATACCTTATAGATACCGGAGTAATGCCAAAACAATTAAAGTTTCAATACGCCTTGCGTTGTTGTTTATCTAGGGGTGCCGTTGAGACACCCCCGCTTACAAAGGAGGATCTATGAAACTTGCCCATGTAAGAGCGAATAGAACATTGATTGGTTTATGTCCTAATCGTTCTATAATAATTATAGCATAATGACTTACTGCATAATAGTGCATAATACTGCATTTTACTGCATTAAATCTCTATTGCCTGTAACGCCTCCCCGTGAAGAATATAAACTTGTCTTTCGCTCACATCCAGCTTGGACCGGATCTCTTTCCATCCAAGCAACTCTAAGTATCTAAGCCTAATAACTTCGCTTTGCTGTCCATCCTGGATATTTATTATTTTTTCTTCTATTTCAAGACGTTTGAACCTAAGCTCTGCCTTTTTTTGAGCTATCTTCTGTTGAATCCGTTCAAGCCGCACCATGTAGTCAGAAAGATCACTTTTGCCGCCTTCCCCTCGTGGCATGTCGCTGATCTCCTGATTCTTTGCGCTTTCCATCTCTGCCCGGATGGTTGCCTCCTGCTCTTCCAGAGAGAGAATCTTGAGTGTTATTCGCTTGTATTCATTCAAGTATTCTTTTTTTGCATCGTTAATCCGTTTTCCTGTCACTCCTGATCCTCCCTGTAGTTATAAACGATTTCCAGATCATCTTTATTTGCCATAACGACAAACAGCAATGACAGCAGAGTAATGATATTTACACCCGGAATGAACAGAAATAACAAAAGTTTTGCCTTGTGCCACAGTTTTCTGAATATCCCCTTCTTTTTTGCTTTAATCCGCTGATCTTTTTCTTAACATCTTTTCGGAACATACACCCGATTCCTATATATGCCGCCAGCAACAATATTGAAAATCCTAAATGAAAATTAATTAGCCACATCGTATCCCCTCCTTATTTCACCCTGGCTTGCTCGATATTTCTAATAACAACCGTACTTCCAGACTAAATCTTAAGTTTTATTGATTACTGTAAATTCCTGACCACCTTTAAAAAATCGGATTCGGTTTTTTCTTTAAGTTCTTTCCAAATTTTTTCCCGGGAAAATTCAAATGTGAGGATTGGTCTCCCTATCTTTTTTTCAGCGTAAGCGTGGAAGTCATCGAAATTTCCAATCAATTTCCCGGTATATGCAGAAATTATCGCACCTTCGTTTTTTGTCATCTTTCTCCCTCCTTAAATCTTAATCTAACTGAATATCGCTATCCCCAAGAATTTCGAGCATCTGTTCATCCGTGGCAACCACTCCAGGCATTTTCTCCACTTCATAAATCATAGTTCTTTGTATAGTTCTATTTTCATATTTGCAGATTATTTTTTTTACCTCATCTGCGCTCACCAATCTTAGCATTGTTTTCTCCTCAAAATCTTAAATTAAACAATTTCTCTTGCCGCCGATCTAAACATCATGAGCAACATTTCTGAGACAGGTCTCTTTCTGTTTTGTCTTACTGCTTTTTTTTACAGATTTTAGATCATACCAATCGCCTCGGTAATTTTTTTGTCCAGGTACATATACGCCTACTTTATACGGTATTTCATTTTTTACCTGCTCATAAACGCCTTCCGGCATAATGTAATAGTTGAAGTCGCCCAGAAAATTATGTCCGTTTTTTTGAATGAAAATCTTCTACGGAAGATTTAATTTCATAACAATAAAAATCCCCTTTCTCAATCCCTGAGACAGTATTGTTCAGGGGCTTAAACCGCATGAAATCCACTCGAACCGCAGCGCTTGTACCATAGTCGAATGTAACTTCGGCAGCCATATAGACCCTTGGATCATTGCGTTGATTTATATGTTTTCTAATAGCTAAAGACAACATTTTTGTTATCTCTGGTCGCTTACTCATTCTGTACCTCCTTAAATTCTAATTGTCCGTAATCCCTGCAAGTCGGTTAAGCTCTTTCCTGACCTCTGTTATCTCACAAATGCCGTACCCGTCACCGATATCCACGTCAAGACTACATGTATTGCAATCTTTCCCCTGGCCTCTGACTATGCTTGCCTGTTCACAATGATCTTTCCAGTCTTCTATCATTTTGTCGGTGATATTAATCTTGAGCATTACATTGTCACTGTATTTTATTTCCATTCAAATTCTCCTCTAAATCTCAATCTTGTAGCATATCAAGTGGAAAATGATATACTCTTCCATCTGCAAGGGCTATAAATATCATACGACCGTATGGACTATCTTTTATATCAATTACAAATCCCTGGTGACCATCTACGCATACTGCAAAATCACCTATTTCCGGTTCTTTCATTCTCCCTTTCCTCTCTCCTGATGTTCCCCAATTTTCGCAGGAATCCTGCGGTTCTCTAAAGTCTGCACGATGCTTACTTTCTCCGTTACAGCAGACTCCTACAAATTCTTCATACCACTTACATGTGCCGCACACTTCCGTTTTTCATCCATTTTTACACCTCTGACTTAGTTTCTGCCCACAGCCGATCCAAGTACCACCTTGACTTTTCCAGATCCTCTGTTGCCTTTCCTTTCTTGTCATACCGCCACAAATATTTCATTGCATTTCCCTTTAGGAAGCCGCAAAATTCGGCGTGCGACATGCTTGCCTTTAGTGCATCTATACATTCAATTTCCCCGCTTGTGTAATGTGCAGGGTGATCGACCAAATTATTTACTTC